TCATTCTTGTTGAATCGTATATGTTACTTTCATTGTCTTATCTGCCGTCTTTGTAACTGGCTTGTCCAGGTTACTGATTGTTGCCAAATAGTTTTTCAGATAAGTGGTATATATTCTTCCATAGTCATTTACAGTCATTTTGTTTATTTTATTATTGATTATATTCGGACGTGAACTATCATATTGCTTTAACTTTGACAATTTCATGCTTTTTGTTATACAATCAAATATAGCAATACGATTATTATTCGTCACATAGATTTTTCCGTTGCTATTTGCTATTTTGTTTAGGTATGTATAATCCATTTTTGTTTCATATTCATGCACATCTGTCGGATTTTTGGTATTGATCTCGTACAGTTTTTTGTTACCGTCACTTATGTATATATATTCATTATATGCATCTATTCCACCATTATTATACCAATCTGTCTGTGTGTTATTAGTTATATCAATCCGCTGCATTGTCATGTCCGTTATATCTAGTTTAAAGACTTGTAATGTTTCATTCTTATACGTTACACCTGCGTTTATGAAATAAATATATCTCCCATCGTTACATGTGCGTTTCAAAGTTGACAATCCGTCAATCTCCAGATCGATTTGTTCATAGCTAATTTTTTTTATGTCTTGCGTTTTATTTTTTTCTATATTAAACGGACTAAATGTTGATATCTCTGATGCATATTTATATACCTTAAACTTGTTAGCACTTAAACTTCCACCATAGATATACTGAGAGTCTATATAGAAAGGGGTTATTCCATCTATCGGGTCTCTTGCATTGCACAGACTGTAACTTCCATCTATACATATGTTAACATTTGTAGGCTTACTTATACCAGCATCTCCAAATCCACAGTTTCCCATGTCTCTATGTGTTAACGCCGCAGCCGCAATCACACCATTTCCCTGATTGGTTGTCCAATCATATACATATGTCATTTTCTTGCTCGGCCAGTCTGCTACGCTTTCTTTTTGATTGTAGCTTCCCTGCGTCAATGCCTCATCAGCATTTGCAACATTAAACGCACCACAAGCCGTTGCCTCTATACCACCTGGCAATGTTACAGCATCATCAGGTATTTCTTTGTCTGTCAAGACTATACCTCCGAACGCAACCTCTGTTGTTGGACATAATTCGTCCATTACTTGTCCAATGTTTAGATAATATCCATTATTGCTGAACATTTTCTCTAATGCAGCTGTCATATGATTGTCATGCTCAATCACCTCAGTCTCTCTGCATCCCCGAAGCTCAAGGCGCACATGCCCGCGAAACTTCGGTACCTGTATCTTATTGATGTACACGTTTTTTAAAATCGATTCCATATTACTTATCCTCCTCATTCTTAAATGTATATTGGAACTGCGTCAGATTGTCCGTCATATCTGATACTATAAAAGCAATCGTTAAAATCTTTGATGGTCCAAGCTTATCATATGTCTCCAACAGGCTTCCTTCCAACGCTGCTTCCAGTGTTTCTTCCTCTGTCCACGCCATACCCGCATCATAGGATAGCTTAACATTTATACCTTCATGGATTGCTGTTGCTCCGGTAATTCCATAGATACTTACATCCGACATATCACATGCTGCCTGTATTACCTGTGGATGCGGTTTTGCTGTGATTGTAAGTATCGTATCGGTTATCGTATCCGCATCCGTCCATTTGTAGATTGTCGGTGAATCTAATTGCAAAATATAGTCCGATGCTGGTGCTATATCTAATCCATGTGTCTCGAAATCTGCTGCCTGCAAGGTATCACCCGAAAGAGTTATTTCTGTTATAACTTCAGCTTGAATTGTATAGTACTTTTCCGCAGACCGGAGCAGGTATCGAACGATGACTTCATCTGTTGTCGCTGCATTATTTTCGGTTTCTCTTTCTGTATCTGCATTTCCGATTGTCACCGTTTCTATGGATTCAAATTCTGTCGAATCCAAAGCCACAACATTCATCATGCCACGGTCTATGCTTTCATTCGTCGATTTGTTAACGAACGTACCAGCAAGCCGGAATACCCCATCTTCTACAACTACATATCTGGATGAATATGTACACTCGCTTTCTGCTGTAAATGTCCAGCTCACGATACCCCAGCTGAAATCTGTTGCATCAAGCAGATTGCCAACTGTCACCGTATCTTGCAGTTTAACTATTTGAAGCTGTTCCTCCACCACATTCCGCTCCACATCAATCATTCCTGCAATAACTGTACATGTCAGAGCCTTTGATACTTCTATTGCATCCTTCAAGACAATCTGTGTCAGCTTCTCTTCCAATGTGATAAATCCATCCCATTCGACTGTACCAACCAATCCTTGTCCATAGATAACCGCACGTATTGCTCCTTGCGCTATCCCTATGCTGCCGCCAGTGATATTCAACTTGACAAGCCATCTGTTGATTGAGTTTGCATCGATTGTCAACATGTACATCAAGCTCAATATATGCTTTCCGTTTTTCCACGTTTCCGTCGGATTGTATCCAACTATGGTTAACTCATTTAATGTGTATTCGATTGTACCAATCACATCCTCCGATGTTGCTGTCGCATCAAGTAGGATTTCTGCTTGAAAGAGCACCCCAATTGATACGGACGATGTAAACCGGATATCGATTATGGACTTGGACTCGCCATCTCCGATCTGTATCGCACTCGCATTCTCATAATTAAAAAAAAGAATATCCGAAGATGATACCGAGCTACGCAACCCTTCCAGATTCTTATCCGTCTTGCTCTTCGCTGTCGCAAGCGCCGGATCTGAACCAAAGCCGGTTATCTTATACCCGCCATTAAACGTATAATCATACATCATCACACAGCCAAGCTTCCCCGGTGCAATACCATCCGTACACCGGATGATATCTCCAAGGTCATACATGGCACCGCACAGGCAGCTTGTCTCAAACGGCACATAGTCAATCTGCAAAAGTGCTGTCAATACCGCGCGCCGTATCTGCTCTTTGTAGCTGTCTACACCATATTGCAGGAATGGGTTGGAGCCAAGATTGTATGTCAGATAATTGTCCGGATCCGAACCGTAATAGCTTGTAGTATCGTCTGCCATATTCACGCACGACAGTCCGGAATAACGCGTATCAAATTTACTGAATTTCGATCCAGTAAACCGGTCATGATTCGTAAGCGTATCAACAACCGTCTGTTCATATTTCCGAAGCACAAGCTTTCCCTGTCTGTCCATCGTCGCAAAGGTACCCGTTGCCTGTGCCACCCAGAAGATAAAGTCCTGCCATGTTTCAATATCATTTTCCGTATAGAGCGACAGGCTCTCTGTTCCGTTCGGAAGTGCATCCACCTCCGCCTGCGTCATGCCAAGCTCCGCCTCACAGGTTGTACATGCTAACGTAAGCAGCTCATATGGTGTTCCAATCGTGATATCAACGCTACAAGACCGATTGAAGTGAGCCATGTTGTCATATGCTGTGATATCAATTCCATATTCCGTGTCGTTCGCTTCTGATACTGTATATATGCCAAGTGGTACATCTTCCCACTTGTCGCCAATCAGTAGTCCCTCTGATACAACGATTTGTGCATTCGTCCAATCCGGCACCTGCAGATCCGGCTTGACTGTGCACTTCAACTCTCCTATGTACACACTGCCGATCTTGACATCGTTCTGCTCGCTGCACTGATTCGTGATCGTGAATGAACCGCTCAATATATCATGATTGGTAAATGCTGTCTTGTTCACTGTACCTGTCAGGCGAAATGTCTGTACTTTTTCTTTTGTCTGTTTCAGATATGCATCTGATACCTGATACATGCAACCGCCTCCTCAACATCCTATAATTCCTCTGCACTAAAGGATACTGTCCAATACCCCTGTGTGCCTTCGCTGTGTTCCGAATTCTTCTCCAGATCACAATCGATACTTTCAATCCGCACCGTGTATTCTGATTCATCAATCTGCAGTTTTACCGACTGCAGCTTTGCATATCCAAGCAGCTTGTTCTTCCATTTCGAAGATACCTGGAATTTCAACGAGCCGGAATACTTCCCGGCTCGCACGTCAATTGCAAGATCATCCCCTGCTTCTGACTGAAATGTATTTGATACTTTGCTGAAGCTCTCTGAATAATCGATTGGATTTGGTACACGTTCGCCATTGATTTTTACATATTTGTTCAGCATTATCTTCCTCCTGATCTGTAATTGTTGATCTGGTTCGCACGTACAATGATGTCATTTAATTTTGACTGGCCGATATATACCGGAATCACAATATCGCCTGCTGCCATTGCCGTCTGATTTCCTGCAAGCGCAGCTTTCATCTCACGTGCCACGGTCGCAATCCACTTCTCGTTCTGATCGAGCGGTACAACCGCCTCGGCGCCAGTACCTTCGAGCAATCCGACCTGTCCCTTTGCAAGCACACCGCCTCGCTCCAATTGCGGTACTCCAAGCTTACTGATCTTTGACAAGCTGACACCCGGTATTTTGTTGATCACACCGATTACGGCATTGATTGCACTGATGAAGCCATTTATGATTCCGATTGCCTTGGATAAGACAAAATTAACGGCTGTTTTTACTGCTCCGGAAATCGCATTGCCGATTGCCATACCTGCACTTTTGAAGATGCCTGTTACAGAGTTCCATACGCCTGAAAAGAAACCACCTAATCGATTGAAGATACTTGTTATGCCATTCCACGCCTGTTGGAATATGCCTGTGAAGAAACTTCCAACCGTGCTGAATACATTCCTTATGCTTGACCATGCGTTTGTCGCTACGGACACGATTCCATTCCATATGCCTGTAAAGAAGCTTCCAATCGCCTGAAAAGCAGATGTGAAGAACTCCTTAAACGCCGTGACAAGCTGTGACACCTTCTCACAGAAAGATTCCCATACAAACTGTGCCACCTCAACGATTGCATCCCAGTTTTTGATTACTATGATAATTGCAGTGATCACGGCAATTACCGCAGCGGCAATCAGAAGGAACGGACCGATTGCAGTGACAACCCCGGTAATGGCCGGAATCATGGTTCCTGTAATAAACGTAGATGCGGTACCCATCCATGTTGTGATAGAACCGACTAAAGACACTATCTGACCGCCGAATGTGATAATCTTACCCACAGAGGATATGAGTGTACCAATTATCACAATCAGCGGTCCTATCGCCGCCGCAATTGCTGCAATCATCACAATCTGCTGTTGTGTCTCCGGATCTAAGTCACGGAACTTTTGTACTAACTCCTGTATTTTCCCGGTTATCTGCTGAACTATTGGCATCAGAATCTGTCCGATTGATATTGCGCAGTTTTGGATTGCTGTCTTCGTCTTTTCAAACTGGATGGACGGATCCGAAGCTTCCAGCGTATCAAATGCCTTTTGCGCTGTTCCTGCGGAGCTTTCAAGTTCTTTAACCGCACTTGTAAAATCTGTTGTATGCTGGGTTATTGTTGCCGCTGCCTTTGCGGCTTCCTGTGAACCAAACATATCTGCAAGACTCATTCCGCTACTGTCCGCTTCATTCTGTATAATCTGTAACACATCTGACAGATTGTATCCCTCATTCATCAGCTCACTAAACGATTTGCCAGTCTGCTCTTTCAAGATGTTTGATGTCGTGCTTCCGGATTTCCCAAGTTCGTTCAGCATACCATTGATGTATGTTGTTGATTCAGCTGTTCCTATACCATTTTTCGTAGTTGTAACATATGCCGCACTTAACTGGTCCAAATTGACACCATACATCGCCGCTGTTGGAATAACTTTACCCATGGACGCACCCAGTTCATCTACAGTCGTTTTACCAAGATTCTGCGTTGTGATCAGCTTATCCGATACGGATGATACCTGATCTGCAGATAACCCATATGCATTTAAGGCTGTTGTAAGCGTATCCGTCGCCGTTGTCATGCTTGTAAATCCGGCTCTTGCAAGTACGTTTGCCTGCTCAACAAAGCCTACGGCATCCTTGGTTGACTGTCCGGCAGATATTGCCTGATATGATGCCTCTGCAATCTCCGCTGCACCCATACCGGTACTGTCGGATAATGCCATGATTGAAGCGTCCAGATCATCCAATGGTGTCTGGGTTGTATCTGCGATAGTAGACAGCTTCGCTAATGCGGAAGAATAATCGGTCGCCTGTTTGACAGCCGCGGTGCCTCCCGCCACAACCGGCATCGTAATTGTTGCTGTCATCTTTCCGCCAAGTGCCGATACCTTATCTCCTACACCTGTAACCTTTTCTCCAAGCTCAGATATGTTATTGCCAGCTTCCTTGATATGTGCGCCCGCTGCCTGCATCTTAACCGACATTTGATCTTCCATATCAGACACAGCCTGCTTGGCACTTTCTGCTTTGTCTCTCAGATTCGAGAGTTCATCTGTTGTCTTGACAATCTCTGCCTGCAGCGCATCATATTCACTCTGTGTGATGTTTCCAAGATCAAGCTGTTCTTTCGCATTTTTAGCCGCATCTTGCTCCATTTTCAGCTTTTTTTCTGTTTCTTTGATTGCTTCATTCAGAGCATTCTGCTTTGCCTTCAGCAGTTCAACATTTTTAGGATCAATTTTTAGTGCATTTTCAACATCCCGCAGATTGCTTTTTGTTCTTTTTATTTCTGAATTGGTTTCTTTCAGTGCTTTAGTAAGTCCAGTCGTTTCTCCATCAATTTTAATCGTTATGCCCTTGAATTTATCCACGTGATTCCCTCCTTCCTACATAGCTGCAAATTTGTCAAAATCATTTTGCGTCGCCTTGAGTGGGTAGTTATACGTGTCGTTGTTGCTCTCGATCATCATGTCGAGCACATCTCCATGTGTTAACTCCTCAAGGTCCTGCATCGATATATGTAGTGAAAAAGCCCGCAGCATGAAGATGTTTGTATTCATCTCCCTTACTGTGGGCTTTGGTCTTTTTTTAGTTCACTTGTGGTCGTAATATTGCGATTCCATACATTCAGGATGGATGTGATTGCCGCAGGATCCTGGAAGTCTGCTTCTTCAAATTCTTCCATCCATGCGATGTATCCTTCTTCCGAAGCTTCTTTAATCTCCTTCCGGTTCTGCATGTTCATCACATACGCAAGCTTCGATGTATATTCGATTGCATCAAGCTTGTCTACGTCTTCTACGTTCTCCAGCTTCGCAAGATCCTTTAACAGCTCGCGCTTAAAAATCTGCTTGTATCGAATCGCAGTTGCTGCGTTGCTTTCAACTGCTACCTCTCTCTGTCCAATTCTGATCACTGATCTCATAGTATCCTCCGTTTCTGTTGCACCGGTGCAACTTTATATTTTTGCAAGAAAAATGGGACGGTATCTTCTACCATCCCATTTCCTGATTGATATTAACCTGCTGCCTGTTCTGATGCAGTCGGCTCCCATACTTTTGTATACCAGTTCTTATACACGTCATCTGTTGTATTGGATCCGGTTGTTGCTTTAACCAGATTCTTTTCCTTGCCATTGATCACGTTGACATCCGGACGTGGTGCAGCCGTAATTGTCACAGATTCTGTCACCGGCTCCGTGCTATCCTCTTTTGTCTGGGACGCAACGGAGTGTCGTGTCAGTGAGCAACGATACAGTACATGTCTGCGTGCCTTTTTATCGCCTGAAAACTCAAACAAAAGCGCAATATACTTCTGTTCGTCTGTCGAAGATTCAACGAGCACACCATCGACTTCTTCCTGTCCCATCACCTCAGTTTCCACGTCCTCCGGCACAAGTGCAGATTCAAAATCTCCCTCATAGCCGGAATTGCTTGACAATACGGCATACGCGGTATCATCCGCATAAAACGTGTTGGATTCTCCGGATGGATCAAGCGACAGACTTACTGCTCCCGGCCATTTCTTCGGCGTACTGTATGTACTCTTGATTGTTCCATCCTCCTGTTCCGTCTCTGTGATAATCGCATAGTGCGTATTTTTCAGTCCAAACTTAATCTTATTTTTTTCTTTACCCATCTTTATATTACCTCCGCTTCGTATATGGTCATAAATACTTTCTGCTCGTTCTTGAACTCGTCTGTCATGCTCCACGGTATTTCTGCTTCATTCAAAGCATCTTCGATCATCGCTTCCAGCTTCTCATTCTTCTTCGTACTGTACAGCACCGCACGCATGGAACTAATCTTCTGATACACCTTGTCATCTGCGAAGAAATTACTATCCGCATGGCATGTGTATGTGACGTATGGTACTTTGGTGCCTACAGGTGCATGGTCATAGTGTACAGTCACACCCGGTACCGACAAGACTTTCTTTACATCTGCAATCGTCATCCTTTTCCCACCTGCCTTTTGAATTCTTCCGGAAACTCATCCTGCGCCCATGCTTCTACTGGAGCAATATGTTCGTGTGCAGCGGCGTGTCCTCGCACCTCTCCATTGATGATGATGTCATGTCCATTCTCAAGAAGATGTGTCAGCTGATACTGCTCGTTATACACAGTCATTCCTTCCGATGTTTTCTTGTACTTCCATCCATTTTTGTACTTTTTCCCTTTTGTACGCTTGTTGTTGGGAGATGTCTTTTTCAGCTTCTTTACAGCTTCCTTGGCTGTATTCTCCGCTGCCGTATCAACCGCAGTGTGCACATGATGCTCAAACGTTGAAAAGATTGACTGTAATTCCATATCAAGCTGTCCAATTTTAATCGTCTTGTTCGACATACGTCACCCCTGCTTTCTCTTCAGCATAAAGCCCGATCGTATCGGAATCTGTACGCTCATAGGTGCGATAGATCCCATATACCTTGTCTTTGTACTTCACAAGCTCTTCGCCGTTGTAATTTACCTTATCTGTGTCAAAGCGATACTTCGGATTCATACCGACCTGCCCGGCTTTGAAGAACTCCTGGCGATCAACAGACTGTACTTTGCATATTACTGCACGCTCGGTCTTCTCAACGACAACCGGATTGCCGATATCATCTGTCCCAGTCTTAACCGCGATCAATATGATTTCGTCATCCATCCTCTTCCACCTTCGCTTTCTGCGCAAACAGGCGATTGTTGAGTTCATACCGTAACATGCGCGGCATCTCCTCTCCGGTTGCTCTTTTGCGCCACATCCACGCCGCATAGCTTATGATAAGCTCCTCATCATCCACAGGTGGATCCTCCGGGAAGGTGATACCCTCCCGTTCGATCCGTTTCTTTGCAGTCTGCAGATACTGACTCAACCGCTTATCATACACCGTGGCAGAAATTCCAAGGTCGATCTTTAACATTGTCAACTTATCTGCATCTGTCATAGATTACTCCTTACTTGATGCAGCCGCCTTATTTGCTGTATCTTCTGCAAATGTCATATCAGCCGCTGGTGTAGTTCCAAGGATTCCGATTGCTACGAAGCCCTCTGCAATCACCGGAAGACCGTCATATCGTGCCAATCCCTTATATACTGTCTGATCTTCCAGGAACTTCACATGCTCGGACTGTGTGATCTGTGCGCCCTCACGCTCGGCAAGGAGATATAAGTCACCATACCCGCCGACAATTACATTGTCCGGGATGAAATCGAGTGTTTCAATCGCACCACCAACGATTGGCATGGTGTCCCCCATTCCGGTAGCGATTGCGCCCGCTGCATTAAAGCTGAGTGCCTCTGCTACGAGCTTGGTCTTGGTTGTCTCGTTCATAGCCCAGAAGCGATTACCTGTTGAATACTTGCCCTTGGCATTCCCTGATGCAATCACAATCTCCTTGAACAGATCAACACCCTTCTTTGCGGCTGCAATTGATACAATGTTTGAGGAAGAAAGATTCTTCCACTCACGCGCTGTATCCGGATAAGTCTCCGGTTTTGCCGCCTGCGCCAGACGTGTGACGACACCCGTTGGCATCTTCTTTGATGTACCATAAAGGATTGCCTTATCAAGTGCCAATCCGATAGACTGTCCAAGCGATGTGATGATGGTTGATGCAAGATCAATGTCGGAATCCTTCAGCACGGCATTGTTGATTACCATATATCCGGCAACCTTGTATCCATCTACCTCCGCATCGTTGAACACCAACGACAGCTCGTTGATAGCTGCATTCATCTCTGTCCAGACTGCTTCCGGAATCGTGCCCTGAATCGTCTGTCTTGCCTTACCCGGCACAGACTGCACACGTACATGCTTATAAAGCTTTGAGTACTCCTCGATGTTCTCACGAAGAAGATCAAGCATCACGCTTGGAATTGTAAGCTCTGCACCTGTGATTGCACGATTCTGTGTTCCAAGTGTACGCACGCGCTCTAAAAATGCATGTACATCGTCACGCGCGAAAAACGCATCACGCTCCTGTACTGTCATACCAAAAAACTTCTTTCTTGTTGTTTTCACTGTTTCCACTCCTCTCATTCTTGCCTCTGGTACCGGTTCTGCCTGTCTCTGCTTGCTTTCGAGTTCTGCAAGCTCGGACTCTGTATCCGATACTTCTTTTTCCAGAGTTCTCACTGACTCGTCATTTTCTTCCTTGTCCTTCTCGTACTGCTCTACTTCCTGTGCCACTGCCTCCTTCTCTTCGTCTGTCTGTGCTTCCTCAATAGCTGCTTCCAGCTCTTTCTCACGTGTTGCAAGCTCCTTTGCCTTCTCACGTGCCTCTGTGAGCTTCTTTGTGACTTCGCTCAGCTTCTTTCTGAGCATGATAACCTTTAACATGATCCATTTCCTCCTTTTAATTTTTGCTTCATGTCAAGTTTCCACACCTCATTTTGTCGCGCCCGGATGGTGTCTGCATCTTTCTTTCTTGCATTGACACTCGTCTCCTCGTATGCAGGGAACGTGCACACGGATACTTCGTACAGTTCCACCTTCTTGATTGTCCAATGCACCGAACCATCCTCATGAACCTCAGTCTCTTCATCCAGAATGTCAAAACCAAAGCTGCACTGATCCACGTCATGCCGTTTTACTCTCGCATATAAGTTCATTGCATCCGAATCATCCGGATTGATGTCTATATGCCCCCAGAGTCCACGTTCATCCTGTCGTAGTGTCAGTGTACCTGCCTTTGTCCGACCAAGTACAAGACCAGTATCATGATTGATCAACGCGCGTACATCACCTGATACTGTATCTGTGAACGCTCCCGGCGCCACACTCTCACTCATACCAGGCATTATGTTATAGGTGCTATTAAAAACGGCGAAGTAACCTTCAATCGAAAGTGCCTCGCCGTCTTCTCTCGTATTAAATTCCGATGCGACAGATCGTATCTGTCGAATATGTCTATCCATTGCTTTCTCCCTTCTGTACCAATTTTTTCTGTGCTGCTGCCATGTCCCACGGTATATAGTTTTCAAGCACTCGAAGTTCGTCCAATCCTTCCCTTGGCGACATTCCTATCTTGTCTCTGACTTCATTTCCAGTCACAAAACCACGGTCTGACAGCGAACCGAATACGGATGCTATCGTCGTCAGATCCCAATCCATCACGGACAGGACATTGAACTTGATATACATATTCGGACTGTATATCAGTTTCCGCGTCATCTCCTGCTGTAATCCTGTGACAATCGTCTTTATTTTCGTCTTGACAAAATAGTTCCACTCGTCCTGCTTGTATGCTCCAACGCCAAGCACGAATGCAGGCACCCCCAGGATTGCGGCTACACTTTGCTTGTCCAACTTTACATTGTCAGATATCGCAAGATCTGACAGAGACAACGGCTTGATCTGTTCTATCTCAAACTGCTCCGCAGGTATCAGCCACGGTGCACCGGCTTCTCCAGAATTCATGTACTCATTGATCAGCTTCTGTCTGCCCTTTGGCGACGAGAATTCTTCCGTCATTCCATCCACTTTGACGATCAGGCTTGGCTTGTACTTGCTCTTCATGAAAGCGTTTGTTGTGATCTGTGCCTGCCGCAGGTTATCCGCGACGTCTTTCAACTGTGCTGTAACGCCCTGCCCTTTGTACAGGTATGTCTTATCCGGATTATATACAAAGTGCATCACCTCATCTGGTTCATAAGGAATTCCATCGATCATCACATGATATCTGGTGTAATTGCCCTGAAATGATACTCTGCTTGCAGCTACCGGCTCCATATCAGAGAGATATCCATCTTCCGTATACACTTTCACGACTGAATTGCCTTTTCCATACAGGAGCAGATTCATCACGATTGCTTCGATAAAGGTCTGCCGCGTCATGGTACTACACGGATTTATATCAATCTTTCGTGACAGCTCGTTGATTACACGCTCGTCACCGCGTTCGGTATTCTCCATGATATGAATCGTCATTGCTCCTATTATTTCCGCGATCTTGCGACAGGCCGCTACAATCTCCGGGTTCTGATCCAGAGATGTATAACCATCACCGCACAGGATGTCATATGCTTCCGCGCTTCCGATCAGCACCGCCGATCGGGTTCGTCTTGCTTTTCTTAGTGCCCGCTGTAGCACGTTATTCTTTTTACTCATCTTCATTCTCACCTCCCCACCAGCTCTTTGATTTCTCGCTCTTTTCGAGCGAATTCAAGTATCTGACGCATGCAAACACGCTCGAATCAAACAAGTCGATACGTGCCGTCGGTTCTATCTTCTCAAATTGGATCATGTCGTCTGTCTTCTCAATCGCATGTACATTCTGCACGCAGTACTCGTAAGCATCTGAATGCAGGTAGTACAGAGTTCCATCTTTTGCAGATTTCTCAATATGCCGGAAGCCTTCTGACTTCACGTAGAAATACTGTGGCTGGTCAACTATACGGAACCCTGCCTTTTTCATCTGGATAAAGTACTCACGTGCAAACTTCTTATCGTGACCAACCTGCTTGATCTTAAAGCCTTTGCTCCGCATCTCCTTGAACCAATTCACAATATCTCCAACGTTAACCGTCGGCGTGTTGCACATGGTCAGCCATCCATCGTCCCGCCAGCCAAACAACGGTATGTTGTCTTCATCTGCTTTCCTTGCTGCTTCTACAACCGGGAAAAATGCATGCGTGATAATGATATCCACGCCCTTGTAATGTCCGAACAGTGCTGCTGCCGTAAGGTCATGCAGCTTCGACAAGTCGGCACCGCCGTACCAGTCTATATTAAGCTTTGCGAGTTCCTCTATGCTCCAGGTATACTGCTTGTCTGAATTTTGGAACTCTTTTATATCAAAATATGCCTTCATTGCCGTGGTATATACATTCAACTGGCGGCTTAGAAAATCCTTCCGCTGTTGCGGATCGTTCTGTGCCTGTATGGAATCGTTCATGATAGCTTCCGGCCGGATTGTCACACCATATCCCGGATTTGCCTTTTCATGCTGGATTGGATTGGTAAAATCTACATTTCCCTTTTCGTCCTGATCGGCACGAGATACAAAGCAGAACAATGTATCGTCCTTCACTATGCCATCCAACACTTTGTTTGCATATTCCAACCGGCGATAGCAGAATGAATTCATGTTATCGCCCGCAGTTGTGATACCGATCATCAGCTTGTTCGTGTATGCTGCCATTGCCTCCTTGAATCGGTTGTACTGCGATGCACGCTTGAACGCATGCACCTCATCCGCGATGGCTATGTTACAGTTGAATGAATCCTGCGTGTCCGGATTGCTGGCAAGTGCTTCGATGTACAAGGAACCCTCCGGCTCTTCATTCTCGTTGTAAAAAGTGTACTCGATGGAATGCTGTGCATTGTTATTCAGCACCTTAAACTCGTTTATCATGCCACGGTACCGCAATGTATGCAGGATGTCGTCAAAGCTCTGCTTCGCCTGTTTCAGTGCCGCTGCAACAATATAGATCGTCGCACCTGATTTACGCTCTAATAACCCCAGAGCAAAAGCCAGCGCCGCTATAAAAAGTGTTTTTCCCTGCTTTCGTGGGACAAAAATAAAGGCCTCTTTGTATCGTCTGATCTGAGTACCTTTATAGTAAAAGCCTATTAAGTTATATACGATGAATATCTGCCACGGCTGCAATATCAGCGGTGTGTTCCGCAGGGTATGTCCTTGCAGGTCCTCGCCTTTCACATGCACCATCACCCGCTCGATGATATTGATCACAAAATCCGGCTCTTTCGTGTGCAGCTCAAGATCATCGCGTTCCAGATCCGCCAGGAACCGTTTGCACTCTCGTACATTGTTTCCGGCAATGATCTTTCCAGCGACCACATCTTTCGCGTAGCGGATTGCCGCCTGCTTGTATGACTTAGCCGCCAATGTCCCGCAGGATGTCTCCTAATGCAGACACCTTTTTCCCTTTGATTGCTGATTCGTCGATTTTTTTCAGCCCTGCCGGTGTGAGCCCCAGATCTCTCCAGTATGAAAGTGCAGATGTATTCATATCCCCCCAGCTCACCAGCAGTGGATTTTTTGTCATGTTGGTACTTCCGTTTTTGTTCGTATGCTCCACTACAGGTTTGGCACCGGTTTCGACGTATTCCTGATAGATTTTGTCACGCTCTGCAAGTATATTTGCGAGCGTATCGATCATCGGAAGAAAAGCATCTCGATACGTGCCAACCGCCTTGGTTGCTGATATTATTCGATTTTTCCATGCTGTCTTTTTCACCCGGTTTCCCCCTTTCTCAAAAAATCCTGCGTATTTGGAAAAGGCTCCACCCACCGTTCTATCCTCCGGCGCTCCAAAAACGCTAGAGAGGGGGGAGTCTGCTGCCATATCGCTTCTTCATACGCATTTGTAACTGTTTTCCTGTCGCTGTAAGCTCATGTGAATCCCGATCATGCATGCGGTTGTGGCACTTCTGGCATAGCGTGATCAGGTTGCAGTCGTTGTACCGCTCATCCGGATACTGTTCGACTGGGTACACATGATGCACATGATCTCCTGATCTTCGTTTGCCATATCGCTTACACTCTTGGCACTGGTAAGCATCTCGTCGCAGGATCACTGCACGTTTCTTCTTCCATCGTTTGTCGTTATACATCATTGGATTTATCCTCTGATTTCTTCTGCAGGATGTCGATTGCTTTCGTAATCACTGTCGGAAGCTTCACGCCCATGAGCCCGGTATTCTCAACAATCGAGATTGTTTCGTTCGCAATAAAAGCAATCACAACTGCGTCGCGAATATAGTTAGTGCCGATTACCCAATCCAAACAATACGCTACGAGCACGAGCGCAAGTGTCATGCATTTCCGGCATAAGCCTTTCCATCCTGTCTTACTCTCCAATCCGCCTGATGCGGTTTTGGAACTGTTCTTGAATACTCCCGCAACGATTAAACCGGATACATAATCAATCGCCATGAATATAATCAAAGTCTTGATACTTGCATCCCATCCTCCGAATACGGATGCTATAGCGGAACCAATCATACCTACAACTGTGTATATCGTCTGTTTCATCTTCTCTCCTTTCCAACGCAAAACAGCAGCTATATGTTTCCATACAACTGCTGTTCTCCGTTTCTCTCAACTATCTTATGCTATCATAATATCACTTAATTTGTCCCCCGAGTACTCCACTTTCAGTTTTTCTTAAAACTTCCGAAGAACTCTCTCACTCTTACATATAGCTTAAAAAACAAATATGTGTATGTCTCTCTTAATGCAAGTCTATACAGCATCTGGTCCTGCAACGTCAGGCTCTCTACAAATTTCTTTTCGTTAAAGTAATCAATATACTCCTCAATGATCTCATACTCCGTTTTCATATCTTCTCACTTCACTTTCTTAGATAACAGGTAATAGAACTTCCGCCGGCTGCGATAGTATAATGCGCGCGACGCTGGCATTCCACGCGCTTCAAGCACCGGATATGTGCACTCAGTATCTGTTACTCCTGCCAATATATACTGTGCAAGTTCCTTGTTTGCTTCCACTGTCGTATCTTCAATCACCTTACATCTCTTGCTTAGTTCTGCTGCCTTGATCGCTGCGCTTGCCGTTGGGTTCGACAATCCACTTCCTGTTGCTCTGGTTTCATGTGACCGAAGTCCTCGCAGTTCTCGAATCTCTTTTATCCAGTCCGGATACTGCATACAGTAGTGGTACAATTCCAAGAATCTATGCTTCCCAATGTTATAGCTGGCGACCGAGTTTCTTTGTCTCACCTTGCTCACGCTCCTTTATACTTTCTGTGTGTACTCCAGACATATCCATCCTGCACCACTTTTCAGCTTTCCCCATTTCTGCCCGGATACTGTCTTTTCCGCCACAATCGTATATACGCCCTTGTCCCGGATCACTCCGATTATTGCATTTGCTGTACCCGCATCCTTACGAATATTCAGTTCCGATGCTGTGACCTTAACTCTATATGTATCTGTCTGTGTCTGCTCTGGTTGGACTGCTGCCTGCTCCGATGCCTTTGTTTCTCCAGCTGCATTCTGTTCTGTATTCATTCCAAGTCCAAGCGTTGCAAGGATTCCTTTCGCATATGCTACACCAAACGCCCGGCACTTCTCTTCTGTATCCGCTTTTGCCGCATCAGCTTTATTGTCTACAAATACACCCTCGCAGATAACCGCCGGGCATTTCGTCTGTCGAATGAATCCAAAATAATCACTTCCGTAAACGTTCTTTTTTGTCTTTAAGCCACGACTTTTCTGCCCGATCTTCACAACTTCTTTCTCTATGTTCTGTGCAAGCACCTTTCCTTTTCCACCATTCACACTGTGCCATACTTCGAAGCCTTCTCCGCCGCCTGCGTTGTTGTGTATGTCAAGCGCCAGATCTGCGTCCCAATAATTGCACATTATTGTTTTTTCAATGATTGAACTATCTATGTCTCCGTTCCTGCTAATCAATACTTCTACTCCATGCTCTTTCAAGTAATCACGGCATCCTTTAGCCATCTGCAGATCAATATCTTTTTCTACCAGATACTTCACTGCTCCGGGATCGCTCCCGCCGTGTCCTACTCCAATATATACCTTTGCCATCTCTATATCCTCCGTTCATATACTCTTGCATTTATATGTTTCTGTTCTTCTTCGTTCCACACATTCAACATGCGTCGTGCGGTTCGATACGCTATAATATAGCTTTCGTTCCTGCTGCCTTCACTGTCCTTATAATACTCATTCAGGAACTCCAGCATTGTCTGCTCCCGAATCTTCTGTGTCTCAGTCTTTTGCTCAGCTTTCCAATCCAGCTTTGTACCGCAGTTGTCGCAATAGTGCACGCTACTCCATTGCATCTGATCAAGAATCTCTCCTTTATTTCCCAGATACCACTTTCTTTCATGACAGCACGGACATACTGCAAGCACTCTTGGATTGCCGTGTGCATCCTTGTATCTCTCATCAATCTCAATTAACAGTTCTGCCATAGTATCCGGTTCCCCGGATTCTCACCCCCTTCCTTCTTTAGATTTATGATATATTTTCTTAGTGCCAAAATAAAAAAGGTACCAACCAATGAATACTGGTCAGTACCTTTCCTTTTCTAGTATTTACTTGTTTTTCTCGATGAAGTCACTCATCATCCTGCTTAGCTGTCCCGCCTGGCTTACCCCCGCCTTCTCACACGCATCTGCAAACGCTTCCACAAGCTCACGCTTCAGCTTATAGGATTTGCTTATCAGTCCAGCTTTCGCATTCCACTTGTCCTGCGGTCTAATCTTCTTTTCTTCCATCGTGCACCTCGCAATATATATTTAATCCCATTGATGCTACGCTCAATACAAGTGCTATTGCTATTGCCGCATCCAATCCTTTTCTGATTGCATAGTACACAAGAACCGCCGCCGAACATGTGCTGATCATTGTTAATACTTTTCTTATAGACATATTTCCAAAAATGGCTTAGAATAAAATTAGGCGGTGGGTGGGATATTCCCACCGCCTGTGCCCTTACTTGAAGAAGGTTTCGTAGATCAAGCATACGATGGTTGCTATGCCTTGCAGGATGCTTACTACGATTGCAACCTTTTCAAGTTTGGGCTTTTTCTTTTGTTTTTTCTTAGCCATTACTTATTCACCTCCTTACAAGTATTATAATATCATACGGTGTACCGTATGTCAATACTTTTTAATAAAAAAGATGAAAAATTTCTGACCAGTATTCACTTTTCAATGTGCATCTTTATTTAGTATTTACTAGACTTTACAGGTAATTCTTCCCGAAGATCTCCCGGAAACTCTTATCTGGATAATACTCCTCAAAAGCTTTCTGTGCGGCTTCGTGCAATATCTGCATATAGTCGCTGTTCTGGTGTACCGCATCCGGTCCTGTCCGGTGATGTTCCGGGCACAGGTACACCTTCAATCCATATTTTTCTGACAGCTTCCGGTTCGGGCCTCCAAAGCAGTGATGTTCTTCAATCATGTAACCCTGCTGCCGGATTCCGAGCAGATCGCACATGTAACAGCATCCGTCTTTGTTCTGTATGATAGATTTACTCATGATTCACATCTCCCTTTTCATCTTCCTTTACGATAACAAATGCAACATCTTTACGTTCCATATACTTCTTAATCTGCGAGATCTTGAACGTGGCAAGCTCACTGATCTCCAGCTTGCCGGAATAATTTTTCTTAATCATGCAGACGTTCTCATCATCCATCAGATTCGGAATAACCGTCTGCTCTGTTATTTCTTCTATGTACATGCTCATATCCTCCATTTCGATGCTACATCATCCGTCTTTGTTCTGCATGATCGATCTACTCATGATTTCCCTCCTTGCTTTACTATCTCGATTGCTCTATCCAGTCCTCTGTGGTACAAGTCATCATATTCTGTATCCAAGCAAGGACATATTTCATCCACATACTTGTCAAAATCCGCATATGAAAGCTCTTTTTCCTCTTCCAGTTGTTTCAAAACATTATCTACGTTGTATGCCGTAGGTTCTGCGTCAATAATTCTGCAGAACCGTTGGTATTCATCCGGGCTCAAAGTGTACTCACTTACTCGATCTTTTAAGCTCATATCGTCTATCAATCTACTCATCATAAACCACATCCTTACTTACTTTCTTGGCAACCTTGATGGTGTCCTTATTCGTCTTGCTAACCGTGACCGTAACTCCACGTCCGTTATTTACAGTTATCTTTGCTATGTTCCGCCGATCGACCAGCTCCACACACTGTTTCAGATATTCACACACCCTTTCGTCTGTTTCGTGAATTGCAAGCTCAATGTTGTCCTTTGCTCTTTCCTGCCGTTCTTTTGCCCGCTGCCATATCCGTGCACCATTGCAGTCACACATTGTAACTGCCTTTTCTTCCGACTCGTCATCGTCAACCGGATCATCAAAAAATACAATATTCTTGCAATATCTGCATGTTCCTTTATTTGCCATTACGCATCCTCCTTTTTGCTCTCTTTACACATTCCTGTTTCATATCAAGATACTCACTCAATGCTTCTTTCTGTTTTCTTATACATTCATTCTTTTTTTGTTGTGTCTCTGTGAATGCTTTATACTTCCCGCATACACTGTGACAACCAACTTTCCTGTCTACGCATTCCTTACATGGACAGTTTTTCACAACTTCCACTCCTTCCACTACCTATTTTTGCGCAAAAAAATACCAACCATCGAATAATGATGGTTGGTAGAGTTATATATTATTATTCAAATTTTGATACCGTAATTAATCTATCACAATTTTTACATTTAATATACATCTCGACGATTTCTCCATTATCGTCTTTTTTACCATAAATTGTCGGTTCCTCTAAACTTCCGCATTTTTCGCACTTCCAATTTTCTAGTTTTTTCGCAATTAAACTAGATGGTGTTACCAAAAATTTTTTACTTTCCATATATTTTCTTCCTTTCGCAATTTGATAAAAAAATTATACCACTCCAACCATCATTATTCAATTTTCAAAGTTCAAATTTCGACGCTACGCAAACATCATCAACTGTCCATTTGCTTCCTCTGCAACTCTCATATTTGCTGTTCTTCTTGCAACACACATTTCCGGAAGATTTGCTCTCACAAGTGCAGCCGGTATCGGTGGACACACTGCATTGCCGCATCTTCTTACCTGCTCCGTTCTCGGATATGTCTTGCCAGTATAATCATGATCAATAATGTAATCTTCTGGAAATCCCTGACATCCATATAACTCTCGTGGTTCCAACATTCGAAGTCCGATATCCACAATCTGGTAATCAACACCCTCAATCGTTACAAGACCAAATCTATCCTTTGTGGTAACCGTGTCTAATGGTTGTTCAATGTCCTGTCCGGTAGCATCACCATAGTATTTAATCAGAAATGCCCGGACTTCTCCAAAATGCCCCGCAGACGTTGTCACTGTATGTAACGGCTCTCTTTCATCCTGCCCGATGCACGTCTTATAGAACTTACTGAGAAACGATGTAACCAATCCGTACCGGTTCGAACCATCAACTGTCATGATCGGTTCTTTTATGGTTTGCCCTCGAACTTCTCCCTGCGCTGTTTCAGAATGATACTGGATCAGCGTCGGTGTCATAAGCATATGCTGATTATTCGATGTGACAGTATGTATCGGTTCCCTCATATCGCTTCCGAAATGGTTTTCCCTATTCACCGATAAGTATGGTTCCACTAATAAGTGACTTCCTATGGTTGTTATCGTTCCTAAAGGTTTTTTGATGTCCTGCGCATCATTGTTAAATTTACACTGAATGATAAACGGCTCTGGATTATCTATCACAAATTTCTTTAGCCCTCTTGCAATCCGTTCCATCGTCTTCGGAGCCAGCGGTCGTACCGCCCGGATACCATATTTTTCTTTAATCTCTTCAGAAGTGTCAAAAATGCTCGGGCAAGGCAGGCCAAAATCAAGTTGCGTGTATGCTCCAACATAAGGTTTAAGCAACCCTGCCTTAACTTCCTCACTGTCTGCCGGTGCATGTGTAGGCTCTGGCCATATGATTGATTTTCCATCGCAACGTGCAATCATAAAGAATCTCTTTCGCATTGTTGGAGCTCCATAGTCCGCTGCCACAAGCTCCTTAAATTGCACTTCATACCCTAACTCTTCAAGCTGTCTTACAAACCGTTCAAAGGTCTTGCCCTGCTTGTTCTTAACTGGGTGATGGCGTCGATTTAATGGTCCCCATGTTCTGAACTCTTCTACGTTCTCAAGCATGATCACTCTTGGTCTTACAAGACCTGCCCACCGGCAGGCTACCCACGCAAGACCACGAATATTCTTGTCTTTAGGTTTTCCACCTTTTGCCTTACTGAAATGCTTACAGTCCGGCGAAAACCAGGCAAGTCCTACCGGATTTCCTTTACATGCTGCGATCGGATCTACCTGCCACACATCTTCACAATAATGCTTTGTTCTTGGATGGTTGGTTTTGTGCATCTGTATAGCTTTCGGATCATGATTGATGGCTATATCAACGCTGTATCCTGTTGCCATTTCGATGCCTGTCGAAGCTCCGCCACCGCCAGCAAAATTGTCTACAATAAGCTCTCCATGTATCACTCCATCACCCCCGGCATAAAATCGAACAGCGTCAGCTCGTCCATCTCGTTTTCTGCTGCCTGCAGATACCCGACACCATCTCTGAAATAATCATGGTTTAGTTCGCATCCCTTACCGAAACGATGCATTTTAACCGCCATCATCGGCACGGTCATAAGCCCACCGAACGGATCATATACGACATCTCCCGGATTGCTGTACCTGTTGATGATTCGCTCCACGATATCAAGCTGCAATGGACATACATGCATCTGTGCCCTTCTCCGGCTCTGTGTCGTGTTAAGCGTCCGCATGCGGTTGATATCATCCCATACTTCAAGCTGATTCCATGAACCAGGAGCCACAACCATGAATGTCGCCGGCAGTCTGCCGTCCTTATCAAGCTCTTTTGCAAGCTTCACATGCTCTTCATAGTTGTACACGCTCTCTCTGCTGTATTTCCTGTATGCTTTCTGCAGATTATCCACCGATATCTCTTTCAACTCATCCTTACTGATCAGACGATCACCAGATGATCTCCAATATCCATGTGCGTCTATCTGCCATTGTGCTCTTGTGTACTCTTCCTTGCTCTTTGATACCGGATTATCTGCATATGCTTTGCTGTGATCCGTTGGGAGCTTTCTGAACAGCAGAATATATTCCGGGCATCCTACACCCATCTTGGTTCCGTCCTTGCACTGTTCAGACCAGCCAAGGCGATATGTCTGGTTATTCTCTCGTACAACATCCGTAACCACTGTTATCATTCCAAAATACTGGAAGCCATGACGCATATAGTGTTCTATGCAGTCAGCGTGGAATGGCTCAATCGTCGGCATACCGGTACCAGTCGCATTTCCAAACAGCACCCGATCTTTAACATGTACCGCCGCCACTCTGCCCGGCTTTAACACTCGCAGAAGCTCCGGCGTCAGGTAGTCCATCTGTTCAAAGAACCGCTCTGTATCCTGATTGTGTCCGAAGTCGTTATAATTTGCGCTGTACTCGTAGTGATTGCCGAACGGTATCGACGTATGTATCAAATCAACGCTGTTGCTTTCCATGACACGTGTTTCTTCCACGCAGTCGCCGTATACCGCTTCATAGTGATTTCCTCGCACGGTTCGTTCTTCTCTTGTTCCTTCCACTCCCATCTTCCTTTCCAATCGTTCAGCTTTATTCGCTGAATTCAGTCCATATTTCTTCACGATCTCAACCATCCGCTGGACCATGTAATTGTGATTCTTCCATTTTTCCTTCAAGGCTTCCTTGATCTGCCGCTCGTTCTCCATGTAGATAATGTCGATTACTACCGGCTTACTCTGCAGGAATCTGTAGCACCGATGGATTGCCTGAATGAAATCATTGAACTCATAATCTATGCCAAGGAATATCTCCCGATGGCAATATCTCTGAAAATTACACCCAGAGCCGGACAGCGATTTCTTTGTTGCAAACAGCCGTGTCTTTCCATTCGAGAAATCAATTACACGCTGTTCTCTTGTCTCATAGTCCATGGATCCATAGATATCAACCGTCTCTGGCAACGCTTTTTTGATTGCATGCCGTTCGCTCTCCAGATCGTGCCACAACAAGAAATGATCATCTGGTGATGCGTCAACAATCTCTTTCATCTTCTGCACACGGATGTCTATGCTATCCCGCTTGACTGCTGCCGCTTCTTTCAATCCTTCTGCTGCTTCCTGAAAAAGCTGCATCTGCCCATCCCTGTCAACAGAATCTCCGTAATGAATCGGTATCTCATGCCATCTCACATCCAACGGCGGCAGATCATAGCCTGCATCTGAATATTCCGGATTGATATCCGATGGTTTTGTTACGAACAGCGCCCAGCTTGATACCCACAGCCAGAACTCATCTTCCATGTTCGGATACAGCGTCAAGTTGTTTGCCTTTGTACTATCCCGCTGGAAGAATCTTGTCAGTGCCTGTCCAGTGTCCATGACTTCCAGGTACCCAGCATAATGAATCAGCTCCTTGTACTTATTCGGCGATGGTGTAGCCGTGGCTACAAGCTTATACGGAACATTCTTGAATTTATCCAAAAATGTCTGATATGTCTTACTTCCAAATGAGCGGAGAACGCTTGCTTCATCCAGTGACGTTGCTACGAAGTACGCTGGATCTATATCGCCATCTCTCACTCGCTCATAGTTTGTCAGCACAATCTGACTGTCACACGCCTTGACCTCTTCCATTGTCCGGCAGTACTCCGGCTTCTCATATCCGAGCAACTCCACCGCATCTCTGGTGAACTCCTGCTTCACTCCAAGCGGCAATACAATCAAAGCTCTGCCGCCGGTATGTTCTGCTGCCAGATGGCAGAACTCTATCTCCTGTACCGTTTTTCCAAGTCCAAACGCTTCAAACAATGCCCGGCGTCCGCCTTTAAGTGCCCATGCAACAGCATCTGCCTGGTGTGGTTTCAATGCCGGATTGATCTTTGAACGATCAACCGCAAATCCGCTGTCTGTTGCAAGGTCGATTTTGCTTTCTAAAAATTCTCTATACGTCATGTCACACCTCACTTGCAACCAGTTCTCTATTACACAGCTTCTTGATCTGTCTCACTCGTTCAAAGGATATACCGCACATTTTGGCTGTATCGGTCATGCCATATCCCTGCAGCATGCACCGCATCGGCTTCTGTGTTCTCGGAGACAACTGATCAACCATATGCCCGAAATCTATCATAGTAACCAGCTCTCCAATATAATCATGGGGATCTGCAAGAAATACATCTGCATAAGACTCTCCATCTTCGTTAACTGCCTTATCCGCTGCCACATACTGTGGTTTCTCTATGTCCGGTCTATTGAATTGCGTCCGAAGCGGTACATCTTCATAATTGACAAATCGCTCCACATATCCACGTATATAAAGTCCTATGTAATTACGATTCAGATGCTCCAAATCCTTGCTTCTGTCGATAGCCTCCACTAATGCCAGCATACCCACCTGAACAATATCCTCATAATTGGGAAATCCACGATATTTGTTCAGATGGAAATACACCAGCTTGATATTTTCTATAATCTTCTGATTACGTATTTCTATATTTGACAATTTTTTCACCTTCTTAACATGCTTCCTTTTTCTTCATCTTCTCCTGCATCCAAGCCTTCCACTCCCGCGTGTCCTCGGATACATCCCAATGCTCGTTTTTATTTAGTAAATACTCGACTTTTTCCCACATCTCCGCATTCTTAATCGCAACACCTCGTGCCGACTTCCAGCCGTTTTTCTTCCAGCCACCTAACCAGTCATTTTTCAACGTCCAGAATACATGCTCCGTGCGTGTGTGGATGTGCACGGTACATCCCTTCTGCATCCGTTCCAATGCTGCAATGAGCAGTGTCAGCGTAATAATATTCGTATTACAATGTTCAAAATGCATGACTTCATACACGATCACAGGCTCGCCCTTGTACAGCATCTGCCGTCCATCTTCGTATGCTTCCATCACGTACATACCATCTGCCTTTGTGGCACGCGGTGCAATCGTCGAAGTCTCAATATATATCCTCACTTCCTGCATTTTCGTCTCCTTTCGTTGCACCGGTGCAACTTCGGCCAATCGTCGCCCGGCGCTCGTATCACTCTCTTGGTCTGCTGTATCTTTACTTCCGTGTAATAGACATAGCTGTACCCTGTTACCTGATTTATGCCAATTCGAATTGATTTTTTTTCTATGTAATACCCCGGACGGGCTACCGGTCCATCCGTGATGATCTTCTTCATTGTCCGCCGGACATATGCTTTCTTCTCCGGTTCCGGACGTACTAAGTTTCTGCTTGAAGAAAGACTGGATGCGCGCTTGATCTCTTCCGGGTCAAATATGCTTTCCTGTTCAAGCTCTTCCGGAAGCGGCTTGCACAGATACGATGCAAGCTGTCCGAATCCTTCCTCATCCCGGACCGGTTCGCTATGATGCGACTGTCCCGGCCAGTTCTTTGCTATTAACAGCTCCGTGTTCCATATCCGATTACAGATCAGGTGGATGTGGATACCGCCCCGCTTGCCAATCTCTACGCGCCTGATCCACTTCCACTTCTCGCCGTGTGCTGCATAATCTCTCCGCATGCGCTTGTCGAACAGTGCCAAATCCTGCTTGACCGCATCCATGCTTTTTCGCGTACCTGCCGGGTACTTCAATGTAACCCAACAGTCATCAGGTAGGAAGTTCGCTTTCAGCAAGTGTCGATACTTATTCTCCTTGTTGATCTGATTCTGCCGCTTCACCTGTTCCGGTGTCGGTTTCTTCCTTTTCGCCCGCTTCTCACCCTTCGCTCCGATATGCCCGGCGAACTTATATGCATGCTCTATGGAATTCGTAAATGTAAATGTATGTTTTCTGTATGCCATCGAAAGTGTATCCTTGTCCCTAACTTTAATATGCTAATACTGTCTCAAAGCGAGCTTTTATCCCGCTTTTCTTGACGATATAAGCTTTGTGTGATACACTCAAATTGTTCAGATTCGAGGTATTACACCTGAGCCGGTTTTCAGCCGGCTCTTTTTCTTTTCAACGCAGCTTCTCCGGTTGATTCCTGGTAGTATGTACCATTTTCCGCCACCCAGTACCGGTACCGGTCGCCATTCGCGATCCTGCTGCCTATGTACAGGCATCCTGCCGGAGGCTCCAATCCTGCGAAGCTCTTTGCACTCATATATGCCTTGTGCATGATCTCATCCATCTTTGTCACTTGTACGCCACCCTTCTTCTGTCTGACGTCTTGCTCTTCACGATCAGATGATCTGCGCAGTCTGCTTCCACGTTCCAGTTTTCCCAGCGCAAGCCATTTCGCACCATGATTTCTTTTTGCTTTCGCGTCGGCTTTGCAGGACGCTTTAGTTTCTCGTCTTTCAGTCTCATCTTTTTCCTCCTCATCTTCCTCATTTGCTAATTCAATCAACTGCTGCCAGATTGTGCCGGCTAACATGATCCAGAAGCCGTATATCAGCCCCATCCACAGTAGCACTGCGCCCTCCACCATTGCGATCGTCGCCAGCTTATATGTTGTAAATATCATCTCATTACTCATCCTCTTTTATCCTCTCTGCTTGTCCATGTTCTTGTCTCGCAGGACATGCCTGCGGCTTATCTAGGAGCATTTCTTCGCCTGCTCCACGGCAAGTGCGTCTGCAATCTTATCCGTCAATCTCTTCTTGATCTCTGCCTGCTGTTCCGGCGGCAGTGTATCAAGGTTCACCCACTTGCCATCAATCAATACGTTGTAGATATAGGTCATATTGCATCACCTCCTGCTTTACCTTATGCATCTTCAGGGTTCAGTGTGCTTGCTTAGGGCGTACTGCTGATCCCTCTTTTTTCTCCATATTCGTTTTCCTTCTTCAACCGCTTCAGCTCATCAACCAGCTCTGCCCGTGTCTTATCGATAAGTCGAATATGCTCTTCTATTTCCTTTGCTTTTTGTGCCCTTGGATACATATCGTAGAAAATCACGATGCCGAAACTCTTATACAGTTCCGCAACCTCTTCCTTGCCGGATGCAGTGCGAATTGCCGGATGATACATATAAACCTCTTTGATCAGCTGATACTCTTCATCTGTGACGGATCCGTGAATCAGGTATTCAAATTCACTCTTTGTCATTTCCCTCATATCCTCCTGTTTATAGTTTGTCTCCAAAAAATTTTTTAATAGACGTCTCTTCTGTTGCCTCCCGTCTGCTTGACTATTTTTCCCACAGCTTCTATACTTTCCCTACAGGTTCCTGCCAGAACCGAGTAAATATGAAAGGGGGAAATTCTATATGCCAACTTCTGATTCTTTATACACATTTCCGTCTAATCAGCAGGAAGCATTAGCTATGCTCTATCTCCAGAATCAGGACTTATCTGGTTTAACGCCGGCACAGCTTGCCGATAAGTACAACTCTGTTCGCGATGAGATCAAACAACGCTTCTCAGAAATTCGTGCAGAAAAGCGGAAAAGCGTGTACTAATTACACTTGCCTATATCGCATATTGCGGTATAGGCTTTTTATAATGCTCTCAACATAGCCGCTTTTGCATTGATCAACTGTGCAACTGCATCCACTACATCTGCATATCTCTCATCTTTTTTTGCATCAAGATTCTGTATCTGCTGACATGCCGATATAATCGTTGCATCGATTTCTATATCAACTTTCTGCTGATTCATTTGTGCTTCTGTTTCTTTCATTGCCATACTCACGCCTCCTTCCCTTTACCCTGCTGCCCTATTGGGTATCCTCTTTGATCACCCCAAACTGAACTCCATTGATAATTTCATATCCATTCTTGCAATATCCCAGCTTCTTCAATCTACTCATTGCCTGGGATATTGCTTTGTTTACTGGCTCCATTTCGTCCTTGGGAGCTACAACGACGATCTTTGTGCATTTCGTCGGATCTGCTCCTCTGCTCCATCGGATCATAGGTACTTCCATATTCTCGCCTCCTTCCCTTTGTCCTGCTTCCTCCCATCTGCTTGACTATTTTTCTCCCAACTCCTATACTCTCCTTACAGGTTCCTGCCAGAACCAAGTACTTACGAAAGGAGCATTTTATGAAACTAAATGTTGATTGCATACGCGCAATTCTATTAGAAGTCGAAAAAGTTCCATATGGAGAATCATTACCTTTCCAAACGCTGGTATCTGCGCTTTCTGATTACAGTACCGACGATATCAGTTATTCTGTACTCAAGCTTAAAGAAGCCGACTATATTGAAGCAATTATTCTTCATGCCGATGACACAGCAATCATTTATGAAATAACCGACATTACTTACAATGGACATCAATTTTTGGAAACAATTCGTGATGCCAAAGTGTGGAAAGAAACTAAAAAAATATGTAACAAAGTTGGAAGCTTTGCATTGAATGTTATTTCCTCTGTTGCCGGTCAAGTGCTCTCTGCTCTGGTAAAGCAGAATTTGCCTTAGCTCTTATTCTCCCGTCAGTGGTTTTCTCTGGCGGGTTTTTCTAACGAAAATAACTGACTTCGATAATTCCCTATTGCACTTATTGCGTTTGATAATGCATTGATTACATCAATATCTATTTTTGTGCCTCCATGAATGTCCAAATCACTTACTTTTTCCTGTATAAGCTCACATATCTCGATAGCCGCTGTATCCAATGTTTCAATTTTTTCGAGAGTGAACAGAAGCCTACTTCTTCTGTCAATTTCTCTGTTTAGCAGATCTTTTAGTTTTTCTAAGGGAACATATGCTTCCTGTTGCTCTTCCATCTTCCTATTCTCGCCTCCTTCCCTTTGCTCCGCTGCCTCCTGTTATGGTCCTACATGTGTAGTAAGACGACATCGAACAGAAAAAACACTATAAATGAGATTTTTTTCTAAAATTTTTCTTTTGTTCTGCTTCCGTATCAAATTCTATATAGAATTTACGGTTTTATCGTAATCTAAAGGTAAAAAAATAAGTCGATTATATGGCACTCCATATAACTCCTCAATTCTTCGAATGATCGGAACATCAGGATAGCTCTTCCCTCTTTCATAATTACCAAGCGTATCCTTGCTTATACCAATGAGTTTTGCTGCTTCTTCCTGATTATATCCCTTTAATTCTCTAGCCTGTTTTAACGTCATTGCAACCGGAAAATCCACAACTTTCTTCCTCCTTTCGTAATTTTCAAGTGTATCTTACTACGTTTTAACCGTAATGTCAACGTTTTTTTCGTAATTTTTTCAATTTATATTGATTTTTTTACGTTTTAATCTTATACTAACATCCAAGGAGGTGATTTTT